TGCCATTGTTTAGTGATTGCCATGTTGTAATAACTAGATCAGCTGGAATGTCGTTTGATCTATTTATTCCTTGAGTAGAACAATGGATCGTACCAGTGTATCCATAGTCTCTAAAATCACTTTCCATCTGGTTTACTAGACCAATGGTAGGAACAATGATGAGTCCTTTATGGCCAAACTGCTGGTACCATCTCATCAGAACATAAATCATAAAAGATTTACCAGAAGATGTAGGACTAACAAGCGTTCTGCGTGTAGATCTTAGACACTTGAGAATCGAATCAAACTGGTAATCTCTTTGTTGATACTTTTCAGGAATATTGAGTGATGCAATAAACTCTTTGAGTTCATGTTCAGATACATTCTCGTAAAGTAGTTCATCATCAAATGAGAAACTATATCCACGTGCATCACAGAACTTTTTAATTCTTTGAGCAAGTCCGGCATAACAAGTACCAGCCAAATTATTAATAAGCCGAATCTTACCATCCCAGACTCTTGCACGATACTTAGGATTGAACTTATAACCTTCAGCAAAGAAAGTAAATTGGTCCGACAATTCCATGATTGTCGAAGGTTCAGCAATTACTTTTACATGAACTCTGTCTATAAACTTTAGATGTACATCACTCATTAAATACCAACTTTGAATTTCTCCCAGTCTATCGCAGACTTAATGTTAAAGCCGCGGTTCGTGAAAGATTTGATAATGGACTCAAGAAGCTCTAGCTTCTCCTGCTGAATACCAATTTTGAGTGTAAGGTTTACAACTTCATTATCGGCTTCAATATAGTTATTCACGTCCGAACGAATGATCTTACCCTGTGGTGGCAATTGCCATCCTCGAGCATGAGTCTCTTCAGTCGGTCCCATAGTAAAAAACTCGTGCTTAGCTAGCTTCAATTGCTTGAGTTCAGCTTCGTACTTACGAAGAATCAATCGTTCATTCGTAAAGATTTTGAAATATTTGTGGTGGAGCTTGGGAATACGTAGAACCTCATCGCCTAGTTCTGAGCGATCAATGCGTGAGTCCTGGTCCCATTCGGTAAAGATATCGTCTAGTTTCATAATATAACTCTATCACATGTTATGAAAAATGTCAACTAAATTAATTCAATATTGTACTTTAAATACTCAAATTCTGCAGTGCATTGAATGTAGTTGACATCGGTGTCAGTTGTGTTAAAATCTAAATCACCAAGTGAGATAGGAAATGCATCATAAAATGTAACCTTAATGTTTGGTCTCATCGAGCTATTCATAATAAGTAAAGAGATATCTGAATAGACTGTCTGCACACTACCGGGTTCTGCATCTTTCAGTGCTTTATATTGTGCAAAACTTTCTGGTGCACCTAGACCTACCATCCAATTATAAATTTCTAAGTAATCATCCATATCTTCACCAACTCTAAAAGAAACAGTGAGTGGATTGTATGTAATATGACTGGCATTAGGAATGTTTATGAATGGAGTAGGAGTTTCAGTTTGGCTAAGTTGCAATCCTGGAATACGTGCTTCTTGTACATTAAAGCTTAGATTCGGAGCACGACTAAGAGTGAACTTAAATCCAAGTGGAGATAGAAAGTTCTTGTTTGCAGGAACGTTAACAGCAGACATATTATTCCTTAAAGGCTTAATTTGATTATACCATATCTATTTATAATGTCAACAGATAAAAAAAGGGGGACCTTTCGATCCCCCTTCTAGTTTTTGGTTGGTTATCCCAACTCTTATGATTACATAAGGTTCGAGATAAGAACGCGACGGTAGTACTTGTTCGAATCCTGCTCAAGAGTAGCTGTGCTATCAGCAGCAGTTGTACCCTTAGCGAATGGATTTGGAGCCATGCCGTAGCGAGTCTTGAAACCAATCTTTGGCTGGAATGAGCCTGGATCAACTGCACGAACCATTTGTAGTGGAACGTATGGGCAGTAGAACAGACCGGCGTCATATGGGTTTGAACCCTTATAACCAACTACCAGGTAGTTAGTGCCAGCGTATGGATCGATATAAACCTTGATGCGACCATTGATAACACCAGCAAATGTGTTGCCTGTGTCGTCGATGTTCAGCGAGTTTGTGTTAAGAGCTGGAGCATAGTCCAGAACACCAGCCATCTGAAGTGCAGAAGCTACGTCTGACGAACAGATGATGATGTTACCCTTACCACGACGAGTTTGCTTAGCAATCTGGTTGCATTCACGCTCGATTTGGAATAGAAGACCCTTGAACTTTTCAACCATCCAACGACCGTTTGAGTCGGTGTCAAGATCGAAGAAACCAGCTGTTGTTGTGCCGTCAGCAGCACCGCGCTCAGCAGTGATGATGATTGAGCGAACAACTTCGCGGTTGATTTCTGCAAGGATTTCAGCTGACAGAATGTTTGAAAGTTCTGTTTCAGCGTCAAGGCCGTGAATTGCCTTAAGATCTTGTGCAAGCTCAAGAGTGTATTCAGCCTTGAGAGCGCGTGTCTTAGCAGCAACAGTTACCTTCTCGATTGAGAAGCCCATTTCTGGGAAAACGTAAGTGCTGTTTGCACCAAGAAGTTCGCCTGAACCAAGCAGAAGACCCATTGTGTAGTTATAGGTCGAGTTGCCTGCGTTGTTCGAAGCACCTGGAGCTGTACCAACAGTGTTAGCACCAACAGCAGTTGCTGAACCAGCACCTGTGTTAGCAGCATTAACGCCGGCGCCTAGACGCGAAGCGTGGCCTGTGTTTGCTTCGCCGTAGAATGCTTCATCACCAAGAGCGGTTGAGTTGGCATACTTCGAACGCATTGCAAAGATAAGACCTGTTGGGCCTGACATTGGCTGAACGCCGCAGATGTCATAAGCGATCAGGTTTGGCATCGAACGACGAACCAGCGAAATAAGTACTGGGTCGAAGTTTGCAGCGTTGCCTGCAGTGTTTACGTGTGTAGCTTCACCAAGAAGGTGCTGCTGTCCACCCTGAGATGCTGACTCACGAAGAGCAGCTTCAGTGTTTTCTAGAATTTGTGCGGTTACATAACGCTTGTGTGCGCTACCGATCTCTGGGAGGTCAGTGTGCTCAAGCACTGGCTTCCACTTGTTTTGTAGTTCCTCAGCTAACATTTTATTCTCCCTTTACCTTTCTGGGCATTTGGTATTTTTATTTATTACTTTGCGTTTCTTGAAATTGATGCTACATAGTGGGCCATATGAGCTGGTACTTCTACCGGCTGATCTACGCCATTTTCAGCTTCTTCAGTAACGACACCAGTTGAGACTTCCTTCTTTTCAGAGAAGTACTTGTCCTTGATGATGTTTAGCTTCTTTGCATATGTTTCAGCAGAGCTGAAGTCAATGCCTTCTGCTAGAGTGCGAAGCTTTTCAACCTGAGTGGCTGCAAGTCCTTCACTTACTTCGTCGAATGTTGCTTCCTTGGTTGCTTCATCAAGAATTGCTTGAAGCTCAAGTTGCTTATTCACGGATTCGTCAAGCTTACCTTCAAGCTCGTCGACTTGTGCCTGAAGCTCTCCGAGAACATCGAGCTTTTCGTCAGGTACATTAATGTAGCTTTCTGCAAATAGGTTACGTAGACCTTCCATGAAGTCTTCGGTAACGTTTGTGCGGATTGAAGCTTCGATCGCAAGTTTGTTTTCTTCGATCCACTGCTCCACTACGTAGTCAAGGTATTGGTCAACCTTTTCGGTAACTTCTTCCTTGACAGCAACTACAGCTTCATCAAGCTTAGTTGCAAACTCTTCTTCTAGGCGAACTGTTTCAAAGTTCATGCGAGCTGTTACAGCTGCTTCAAAGATTGTTGAAGCTTTTTCTTTGAACTCTTCTGAAAGATCATCGCCGCTAAACATTTCAGCAACGTCTTCCTTCATAGCACCGAGTGTCGCAGCTGGCATTTGGCCAAGAGCTGGGCCACCGCCAGGAGCTGTTGCCGAAGGAACGTTTTCAACGCCCAGTTTCTTAATTGAATCGTTAAAGAAGTGAGATAGATCCTCACCCTTTAACTGAGCTAGCAATGAAGTAAATGTGGCTAGCATCTCTGTACGAGTTGGATTTGGCTTCAGTGTTTCTGAAGCTGCCGATTCATCGAGATTGTTTTCGTTCTCAACGATATCAGTTAGTTCCTTATCTGACATTTTACACTCCTTAGTGAATTTAATTTATTTATTTGATTCAGAATTTCGAAATTTCGTTGAGATAATTCTCAAAGATCTTAAATTTCTTGGCTTCCAGTTCTCCAGAAGATACCGCTTTTTCAATTGTCTGGGCTGTTTGCTCAGCAACTTGAGTTTTCTTGGCAATCAGCAGTTCATTTTCCCAGATCCATTCTACGCCTTCCATGATACCATTTACAAAGGCATCAGGAGCAGAAGGATCCGCTACAATATCAGCAGCTGTTGCTAGATAGAAATCATTTTGTACTTCGTTGATTCCTTCTTTGTTGAGCTTCAGTGAGCCCATACCACGAGAAGAAACACCAAGCTTTACGCCTTCAGAAACAAGACCCTTGGCAATGTTACCAAATGGAGTGTCCATTAGCTTAGCACGACCAATGAAGTTTGTACCTTCTTGACGAAGATTTGTAATAAGGTGAGAAACTCGATCCAGGTTAATCTGTGGACCTTCTGGGTGACCAAGTTCACCAAGAGCTCTACCCGACTTTACGTATGATTCGTTGTAGCGTTCAACTTCCTTGGCAAGAGTCTCAACTGGATACATGCGTCCGTTGCGATTCTTAATGCCACCCTGAAGGAACACACCTTCGATGAATACGTTCTTTTTACCGTCTTCACGAGCTTCGGTGATTGTTTTTAGGTCTTCAAAGACTTCTGTAATGAGTTTCATCTTTTTACCTTAACTATTATTGTATTCTGAAACGAATGTACCGACCTTCTGAACTTCGAGAAGGACATAACCATTTGCTGTTCCGACAAACTCTACAGTAAGATTTGCTGTCTGACCTACAGTCAAAGCCATACCACAACCGGCATAGTCTTTATAACCAGTTGAATCATAGATAGCAATTGGAGTTGTACCACGCTTGATTACCGCATAACCTGCTGGATCTATGCCCCAGAATGCCTGTGCAATATAAGCGCCTGAAAGGGTTTCATCGCTTACAGCAAGACATGTGGATGTAGCATCTACGTTAGTGGTTGTGCTATTGCCCGATACCTTAATGGTAGTGTTAGCAACTG